TCTGCCGGTTTCGCAGACCCCGACGATCTCGTAAGTGCCCCGCTGCAGATCCGGATTGAACGCAATCCGCCCCGGGAACAATTCCCCCAAGAGCGCCCGCGTTTCCGGCACGTTCCGCCCCAGCAGATCGCGCCACGCGCCGAGCTTCGCCTCGAGCTTCCGCCGCAACACGCCGCGAGCCGGCACCGTCGGCCGGCGAGTCGGGCCGAGCCTCACGAGCTGCGCCTCGAGATCCGCGCGTGTCTCTTCGGCCGTGCGGAGTCGCTCCAGTAGGCCGCGGAGCTGGCCGCCGGCCTCGACCGCCGTCGTCAGGTTCTCGATCTGCCGAGTCACCACTCTGAGCCGCGCCTCGAGTCGCCCCTGTGTCCGCTCGTTCGGATCGTCCTGCTCGAGCAGCTCGAGCGCGTAGTCGAGCGCCAACTCCACGCGCCGCGACGTGAGAATGTCCTCCCGCACGCCGTCGACCACTAGCGCGTCGGCCTGCTCCATCGGTAGTTCGAGATGGTTCTCGCAGATCCCCGAGCCGCGCTTGTAGTGCGAGCTGCAACCATAGCGGAACGCCCGATGAGAGCCGTGAGCCCGTGAATTAAGCAGGAGCCCGCCGCCACAGGCCCCGCACGCCGCCAGCCCTGTGAGTAGGTACTTGGAGACGAAGTGCCCCGGCGGCCGGCCGAAGGCCCGCCCGTCGGTCCCCTTCAGATACTTTCCGCGGGCCGCGTCGAGCCGCGTCTGTGCCGCCTGCCAGAGCTCATCGGAGACGATCCGCAAGTGCGGCGCCGGCACGTGGACCCACTCGGCCGACGGCCGGGCCACCTGATGATGCTGGCCCCATCGATCCCGCTTGCGCGACGCGTTCCACGTGATTTCGCCCCGGTAGGAACTCCGATTGAGGACTTCGAACACCGACGACGGCGCCCAGCCGCCGGGCCGCCCCTGTTGCGCGCGCGGAGACGGCGCCCCGTCATCGTTCAGCGCGATCGCGATCCGCCTCTTGCCCCAGCCGGCCGCGGCCAGCTCGAATATCCGCCGAATGACCACCGCCTCCGGTTCGTTGATGCGCCGCTCGACATGGGAGCGCGTCCCGCCCGGCGTCACGACCGGCACGTTGTCATACCCGAAGAGACGCCCGCCTGTGACGTGTCCGGCCTTCGCCTTCCGACTCATCGCGTCATAGGTTCGTTGCCGGGCTTTCTCCCGCTCGAGCTCATCGGCGAACGTCGCCAGTGACAGCATGATCTTGTCGGTCGGGCTGTCGAGCGTGCGCTCGCGATCTTCGAGGTAGAAGAACACCCGCACGCCGGCCTGAACGATCTGCTTCAGCGCGTACGACACTTCGATCGACTCACGACCGAGCCGCGATTCTTCCGACATGACCAGGACGCCAAACGCCGGTTTAGGCTTCACGCTGTTCATCAGCCGCAGAAACTCCGGCCGCGCCGCGAACTCCGCGCCGGAGATTCCGTCGTCGACGTACACGTGCTCCGGCGCCACGGCCCAGCCCTTTCGCGCCGCGTAGGCCGTCGCGTGGTCGATCTGGCGCGTCACCGATCGCTCTTCCTCGGCCACGCCGAGCTGCTCGGTGCTCTTCCGCGCGTAGATGGCCGCGTTCATGTCCCCTCCGTCAGTGAATCCGCGGATCCGTCGGCCCGTCCGGTGCCCCGGCCACGGTGAGCCCGTCCTCCATGTCGGCCGGCCGCGCCACCGACTCGACAGAGATCACTTCCGCCCCTTTGGTAATCACTTCGCGCTCGTGTCGTTCCAACTTCAGCGCAATGATCCGATCCCGTGGGACCGTCGCCGTCACGAGCACCGGATCGGCCGCGTGATACCGCCGGTAGAATGGAAACCGGGCCGCCACGTCCCGATCGAGCGACCAGCAGAATCCGGCCTCGTTCACGCCCCGGTCCGCGCCGCGATAGATCGTCACAACTTCAGGAAGCGCGGCCAGCGCAGCGCGCTCCGCCTCGGTCATCATCTCCGGGACTGTGTGATCCGGAAGCGCCTCTGCCACGATCGCCAGATACCGGCCGACGTTATCGACGTCCTCCCACTCTTGGCCGAGTAGCGTGAGCCAGGCCGAGCGATCCATCTTCCAGTACATCCGGATCACCGACGGTAGCCGCTCGTAACTGTTGCACCAGGTGAGGATCTCCCGCGCTTCCTCGAGCGTCAGCTGCGGTTGCCGCTTCAATCGCCACACCCGCCGTTGTGTCTCGATACGCTGCTCGATGCCCCTCCGGGCCGGCGTGCTCTTCTCGGCAAGCACCTTTCGCGCCAAGGTCTGCTTCTGCCGTGCGTCGAGAAACGGGAGTCTGTTGATGTAGGCCAGCACGCCACGGTCAGGAAATCGGCGCCCGGTCGCGTGCTCTCCCGCTTGCCGCCAGCCGTCCAGGATGCCGGCCACCACGTCACCGTCAGCGGACCGGCGCATCGGCGGAAGCGTCATCGCGCGCCGCCCGTGAAGCGCGCCACGAGCGCACGCCCGTCCGCGCCAATCGTGGCCGTCTTCGCCAGCCGCGCCACGGCGTCCCGCGCCGGTAGCAGCCCGTAGGATGGGGCCGCCTCCACGATGTCCGCGGGGCCGAAGGCGTCGCCGCTTGGCCGATGCACAAGCACGGGCTGGCCGTACGACGATGCCGCATGTTCGGTCGAGAGTATCCAGGTGCCGGAGAGTGTGACAATCATGACGGCCTCCACGATGAGAGGCCGGCGGGTCTCCGGGTACAATACCCGAAGGCTGGCCGGCAGGTTACGCTGCTCGGACGGCTTAGGGCCGCTTGCGCGTTGTCGCGCGCTTGCGGTCCGCCTTGCCCGCCGTGGCGATCCCCTTCTTCGTCAGGAACTCCCCGATCGCGCGCCGGACTGCCTCCGCCTCGGGCATCCCGTCTCGCGCCTTCAGCGCCTTCAGGCCGGTCTCTAGGTCGGGGTCGATCCAGAACGCGTATCGCTTTCGCGGGCTCATAGGTGACGATGATAGGGTGTCCACGGTCATACGTCAAGCCCTTTGTCTGTCCCCGCCCCGCTACTCGGCCAACTGCTCCGCAATCGACAGCGCCCGCGCCACGCCTGGCCCGGCGTCGCGCCGCTCACGTCTGCACCGCTCGCAGTGCTGGGGCAGATCCAGCGCTCGCCCTCGAAACCAGGCGATCTCGGCCGGCGTCAGTCTGAAGACGCAATCGCACGACCGACAGGCCAGCGTCACCGTCGACGGCGGGGCCGTCGTCGCGTCCCGCACCCGCCGCTTAGCCGCCAACGAGCACGCCTTACAGCGAACAGGAGGCGGCCAGCCTTTCTCTTGCACGAGCGCCACGAACCGCGGATCCGCGCCAGACGGCCAGATAAACGGCTGCTGGCAATCCCGGCAGATGATCGCGCGATCCTCGCTGTGTGTGTCCTCGCACATAGCCACCCCTAGTCTCGGCTCAACGCCGCAAGCGCATCAACCACGGCGAGCTGCTCGGCGATCTCGCGCTCGGTCGCGCCGGCGTCGACCAGGACCGCCAGCCGTCGCGTTTCGACTATCCCCGCGGACAGTCGGCCGCGCCCCGATCCCCCATTGAGGGCCGGCGCCGTCTGCAGCAGTTCTTCGAGCGTGCCGACACGATCCACCATGCCGCGCGCCTGAGCGTCCAGCGCGCCGAAGGATCGACCGTTGCCAAAATTGGCGCGCACCCGCGCCGCCGGAATCCCGCGGCCAGCGGCCAAGTCTTGAACAAACTGCGCCCCCACCGCATCAACGCGGCTTTGCAGAAACGCCCGCGCATCGGCCGACAACGGCGCGTCGGAACTGCCCTCGACCTTCTCTTTGGAAGTCGAGACATACGTCGGCACAAGGCCGGCCTTCGCATTCGCCCCGGACGCGTCGACATGGCAACAGAAGCAGCCAACCGCGCCGATCTGGCCCGACGGCGTGCTCCACACCTCGCCGGCACTCGCCGCGAGCCAGAATGCGGCCGAGGCCATCATCGTCCGCGCGATCGCCACCGTCGGCTTGATCGCCCGCGCCGCGCGAATCTGTGCCGCCAGTTCGGGGATCAGCCCCACTTCACCGCCCGGGCTGTTCACCAGCAGCGCGATCCGCCCCACGGTCTCATCGGCCACCGCCGATCGGAGCGCCGCCGAAATCTCATCCGCCGAGCAGCCGCCCGTGAGGAACTTCAAGAGCGGGTCACCCGTGATCAACCCGAAGATCGGGACGATCGCGGTCGCACCGGCCCGATGCGAGAGCGGCGCCCCCTGGTCCCGCCCGCGTGGGCCGGCCTGCAGCGTGGCCGCCTGCTGTACCGTCAGACTCTCCGCCCGGGCCGCGGCCGTCGCCGCGAGCGCCGGCACGCTGTCAGGATCCAGCGCGAGCACCTGGCCCGCGAATCGTGCCGAAAGATCAAACCGCATACCCTACTCCCTTCACCCCGAAACGATGCGCGCCCACGCGCCAGGAAACGCCGGCCGGTAAATTCCCGTCAGCAACGAGATCCCTCTCAGGCTCCCGGCCGTGAGGATGATTAGGCCCGAATCGACCCGGCATGCCGTCACTTCCGAGCGACGCCAATCGGGCGAGACACCGTTCAGCCGCCCCGCCCACGCCGCGGAACGGATGGCCGTCGCGGCGGGGCCATTGGCGACACGAAGCAGCACGTGCAGCCCGTCGGGTTGTGCCTCGAGCACCAGCGAGTCCCGGTATTGGCGGCCGATGACCTCACGCATGTCATGGTTCAAGAAAGCCTCCGCGCAACCGGCGCGAACCGTCTCGCCGAAGAACCCAAGCCCGAACACGACCTCCGCGTCGTAGGCTTCGATTCGGGCCTTGCGACCGTGAGGCACAAACCCCTCGAGCATCAGCGACACGTCAGCCCTCCATCTCGATCTCGCTCGGCGTCTGAACCATCTCATGCACCCTCTCGAAAGGAATCGTCGCGCGCAGTCGCTCGATCGCCGCCAAGGCGTCGGCCTCGGTCGCGACCGAGTAGGGCAACTGTTGCGCCTTCGCCCGGGCCGAGTAGATCGCTTCGAGCACTGCATTGAGGCCCGCCTGATTGCTGAACGTGACGGCCACCTTCTCGCTACCCAGATACCCCTTCCGGCGCGTGAACCCTTCGCGCTCCTCGCTCGCGCCGGCGTTGCGGAGCTCTTCGGCTTTGTTCTGGAGCTCGCGCGCGAAGTCCGCGAGACAGGCCGGCGCCGTCTCCCTGAGCAGTTCCCCGTGCTGCCGCTCGAGCGTCACGGGCGCCGACTCCACGGCCCGGATGCGATCCCGAACGGCCGCCAACTCGGCGTCAGCCGCCTGCAGCGCTTCTCGCCGCTTGTCCCGCCGGTCCGCCGCCGCGTCCAGTTCCCGCTCCAGGCCGGGCAGCGCCGCCGCCGTGGCCGCGTGCGCTGCCATGATCGTGGCGAGCGCCCCGCCCCGAAATGCCTCCAGCTTGGCCCGGGCCGCCGCCTTGGCCGTCTGGCCGAACGCCAAATTTCCAGCCCATTCGGGCACCTGCTCAACCGACGCCTTGATCTGCCGCCAGTCCTGCTCGCTCTGTGCCTGTGCGTTTCCCATGTCTGTTCACTCCGTTCAAAGGCGCCCATGCGGGCGCCGGTTTCCGCCTGTCAGTTCGGCCGGCCCGTCGCCGCCCAGGCCGGAAGGCCCGTTGCCGCGTCAGGCAGCTCGCGCGCCGCGTCGACGATCAACACGGCCAGCGCCGGGAAGAGCGTGCGGGCCAGGCCGAGCGCCCGCACGGAACGTGCCCGATCCTCCGGCGTGAGCTGGCCGCCGAGCGCTTCCTCGAGCAGATGCGCCAAGCCCTCCGCTACACGGACGGCCCGCAGCCCCGCCTCGATCGCTGTTCGTTGCCGAGTCTCTGTCGTCATATCGCCTCGAATCCGCGGCTTGGCCCCCGCCACAGCTTGGCCACCCCCCGCTGCCGCGGGGCCGGCGGCGCCACGTCACGCGATGCGCGATCGAGTGCCATCACCAGCGCCACGACCGGATCGACCTTTTCGGCCGACTTCTCTTTGTCGATCTTCGTGTTGCCGGCCGGATCGCGCCGCGTGACCGCGTTCGACACCGACCAGCGGAGCACCGGATCGCCGCCGTGGTGGAGCTGCCGCGCGAGCAGCCGACGCTCGAAGGTCTGCACGGCCGGCGCCATGCTGTAGAACCCCTGGCCGAACGCGAAGAGGTTGACGCCTTCGTCCTGCAGCTCGAGGCACAACTGTTGCCCTTGAAACAACCGATCGACGGCGAGCGACAGCACGCGAAAGCGCGACGCGTCCTCGAGCACCCGCGCCCGGATGAACCCGTAATCAACCGCTTCCCCCGGCGTCACGAGCAACCAGCCGGCCGCGGCCCACGATCGGTATTGAGGCCAGCGCCGCGGATTGCGCTTCGGATCGAGCTGCGCCTCCGGCACGAAGGACCGATGCAGAATGTCCGCCGCACCCGGGACCCGCGCACAGGGAAACACCCACACCAGCGAGCACAGGTCGGAGACACTCGCCAGATCGAGCCCGCCCGAACACGAACGCCCGCGGAAACGGTCCTCAGTCATGGCATTCGAGCCCCGCTTGTTCGTCCCACGTGGCCAGGTCGATCCAGTGCTCGGCCTCCGCCACCCATTCGTTGCAGTAGAGCATCCGAAACGCGGACTGCCGGCCGGGCAGCGCCGCCGCTTCGCGCGCTTCCCGCTCGAGGAAGTCGACCCGCGTGATCACGCCAAGCGACGGATTCGCCTTGCGCCACGTTGCCGGATCGTCCCAGCGGTCGCCGGGCTCCGCGCCGAACCACTTGAAGTAGAACGACGGATCCGAGACGACGCCCGCGGCCACTTGCCGGCCGTAGTCGTACAGCTCGTGACAGATCCCGTCTTGGTCGATCCCCGCCGTCGTGATCGCGACCGTCATCGGCGCCGAGCGCGCCCCGCCGCCCGTCGTCATCACGTCCCACAATTCGCGATCCGGCTGTGCGTGCAGTTCGTCGAACGCACAGAAGGACGGCGAGAGCCCATGCTTGGAGAAGGACTCCGCACTGAGGACCCGGAAGACGCTCGAAGTCGGCTTGTAGACGATGGCATCGCGGAAGATGTCGCAGTCCGCGGCCAGCGCGGGCGCCGTCTGCAGCATCTTCAGGGCATGGCCGTAGATGATGCGCCCCTGCTCCTTTTCCGCGGCCACGCAGAAGACTTGCGCCGCCGGGTCGTGCTCGCTTTCCACCAGCAGCCAATACAGGCAGACCACGGCGAGCCAGACCGACTTTCCCGACTTCCGCGCGCAGCCGACCAGCGCCTTCCGATACTGGCGCCGGCCGTCGCGTCCCCGCGTGTCGAGCAGATCGCGGACGATCGCCAACTGCCACGGCTGCAGCACGACCGGCCGGCCCGCCCACTGCCCCTCGACAAAGGACAGCAGCCGGGCGAACCGCTGAAACGCCACTGACGGCTTTACCGCCCGCGGAGCGCGTCGCGCCATGACCCCTCCGTCTTCGCCGGCGTGACGGACAGCCTCGAGCGCCCGCTCGGCGTCAGCCCGACTTCGGCATACAGCGCCCGGATCTGCGGTCCCAACTTCACCGTCAGCGCCGCTTGTGGCGTCGTCTGGACGAACTTCACGACGCCCCGCTCATCGCGCGCCACCAGCGTCGACCCGTGATCCCGCACGTGCCGCGCCGCGTCCCTGAAGATCGGCACCGTCCGCGCGAGCAGTTCGAGGATCCCGCGGTCGGCTTTCGTCAAGAGGCCGGGCACCGTCTCGAGCTGCATGACCACCTCCCGCCACGCCGCCCGCTCCAGGGGCGACAGATCCCGCGGGATCGTGGGCCGCCCCGCGGCCGGCTTCGGCTCGCGCTTGTTCACCCGCTTCGAGCCCCGCAACACTTTCAGCGCCGTCGGTTCCGGCGTCGGACCTCTTCCTGCCATAGCCTCACCTCGAATACGTCAGACCCGCCCGCCGAATGTCCGAGCCGTCCCACTCATCAGAGAAGAACCGCGCATCGTCCGCCGTCGCCGGCCGCAGAGCCCGGCGCCGCGTCGCGTCCTGGCCGGTCACGCGGGAAGGCAGGTGCGAAGTAGTTCGCACCTCATCCTTGACCTGGCCGCCGTCGGCCTCGTGCCACGCCTCGAAGCGCCGTTGATGCTCCACCATCGGCGTCGAGAATTGCCCCTCGCCGGTTCCGGAGAACCACTCGCCGAGCGTCGCCGTCACGAACTCGGCCAGCGGCCGGCAGTCCTCGAGGTCGTAGTACTCCGTTCTGGACGCGCGGTTCAGATTCGCCGAGCTGCGAAGCACGAGCGCCCAGCGGTCGTTCACCACCGCCGCCAACTTCGCGTGACAGATCGCCAGCCGCACCACGTCCGGGCCGAACGTCGCCCGCAGCTCCGCGGTATACGCCGGATGCCTCGAGACGAACGACGGATCCACGAGCAGCCGCAGCGAGCGCACCTGGCCGGCGTCGAGCGCCGCGCGCAACGTCCGGATCTCACCGGGCGAGATCGTCCAGGTCGACACGAACGCGTCGGCCGGCCCCGTCGTCTCGAGCGCATAGAGCAGGCAATCGCCCATCGACACCGCGCCTTTGCTCAGACAGAAGATCCGGCCCCCGGGCATCAGCGGCCCGAACGCCTCGAGCGCCGATCGACCCGTCAACCCCTCCCGACGGACCACGACCGGCCCCGGCATGTCGAGGAAACCGGCCGTCTCGGGCGCCCGTTCGACCTTCGCGTTAGCCATTTGGTCTCCCGCCCCCCCAGCCCAGACCCGGAGCCAGCGGTAAAGCACGGACAACTCGGTAGGAGGAAGAAGGGCTC